ACAGACATAAAAGATGAGGATAATATGTCCTCAGACAGTAATCAAGCTCTGGCAACTCAACAATCAATTAAAGCATATGTAGATGCACAAGTAACAGCATCTGATTTAGACTTTCAAGGTGATTCTGGAGGTGTACAAAGCATAGACCTAGATAGTGAAACATTTACTATTGCAGGTACAAGTAATGAAATAACAACAACATCAGCAGGTAATGCATTAACAGTATCACTTAACCCAAACATAAGTGGTTTAACAAGTGTAGCAGCTACAACTTTTACTGGAGCATTAACTGGAAATGCATCAACTGCAACTGCATTAGCTACAGCTAGAAATATAGCTGGTGTATCATTTGATGGAACAGCAGATATTTCATTAACAACAGACAATATTACAGAGGGGTCAAACTTGTATTACACAAGTGCTAGATTTGATTCAGCATTATCAGCTAAATCTACTACAGACCTATCTGAAGGAACAAATTTATATTACACAGATGCTAGAGCTGATGCAAGAATTGCATTAAATACAGGATCTAACTTAGACCTATCTAGCAAATCAACATCAGATTTAAGTGAAGGCAGTAATCTGTACTTTACTGATGAGAGAGTAGATGACAGAGTTGGTAATTTAATAGTAGGTGGAACTGGAATAACAGCAACTTATGATGATGCTGCTGGTAGCCTAACAGTAACTAACTCAGCACCTGACCAAACAGTAGCAATT